GTCGGCACATTCAACCCGAACAAAGATTCGTAAAATGATATAAACCTTTATTCAAAATATATGTATCTGAATGCTATATATATTATTACCACGTGCAAATAACACTATACTAGAAAATCTAAGATGTATATCAAAAGATAAAGAAAACGAGAATGAACCAATCATATCGAATTCACTTTCTTTTTACTTGTATGACATAAAAAACAAAATCAATAGTTATGGTGACGACTGGGACGAATATCGCAAATACACAAATCCGTATGAATGGATTAATAGTGTAATACCCGGAAAATCTAAATGTGTGTCAAAATACAAACCACTATCCAGGTCGTATTTCAAAATGATTGAAATAATGACATCATTCGAGTTATATGTCTCTAATAACGGTAGCGCATTTGAGAGCAAGATGTCTAAAATGATTGGTTCAATTCCAATTTCGAGCTTCCATTTAGCTGAAGGACCGGGTGGATTCATCGAAGCACTATTGAATGTCCGTAAGAATCCAAAAGACAAATACATTGGAATGACAATATTGGATGATAAACACGATACCAACATTCCAGCTTGGAAAAAGAGCGAATATTTTCTACGCAGTAATCCGAATGTAAGCATTGAAAATGGTGTAACTGGAACTGGCGATATCCTTTGTATGGAAAACTTTAAGTATTGTGTTGGCAAATACGGTTCGTCGATGGATTTAATCACCGCAGACGGCGGTTTCGACTTTTCAAACGATTTCAATAATCAGGAGTCAAATATAACGAAACTACTTTTCGGACAGATTTGCTATGCAGTATGCCTACAGAAACAAAAGGGTCACTTCATACTGAAGATTTTCGATTGTTTTATGAAACACACAGTTGATTTATTGTATATATTGTCGGCGTTTTATGAGGACGTTTATATAACAAAACCAAACACCAGTCGATATGCAAATTCTGAGAAATATATAGTTTGTAAGAATTTCATTTTTACTAATAACCAGGGGTTCCTCGAAAAATTTACCGAATGTTTCCAGTCATTATTGGCATGCACCAACAATATCAACGGATTTTTGTCATGCCCAATCTCGAATAATTTCATAAATAAAATTGAGGAATATAATGCAATATTTGGACAGCAACAGTTGGATAATATTTACCAGACCATCATGCTTATTGATAACACACATAAGAATGATAAGATAGAAAATTACACGAGAACGAATATTCAGAAATGTGTAAATTGGTGTATAAATCATAACGTCCCACATAATACATTTCTTAGGACACATGATTCGGGATGGGATTAGATGGCATTTACTAACTTACGAACGTTACACTGTTTCATTTCTGACGAATATTGCGAAAAAGTTGGTGTTCTCTTCATTGGATAACCAGTGCGCTCTTTAATTGTATAACCATATGATTTAGAACCATACGCGAGAGCATTCGCCGTCTGCGCACCGAATGCAGTCCTAAAACTCGACCCAACCGTTGTAATCGTGTCGTATTTCTTACGAAGGAGTCGGTCGCTGGATGAAACAGCACCCTGCACGCCAAACTGTGGATTGCTCGGTTTGTAATAAATGGGAATGCTATTCGGTCTCAACCCAGGAAAAAGTGAACCAGATGCACTTACATTCACTGTGCTTACCCGATTCGCTGGAGGGGGATATGAATTTGCGCTCACTGCAAAGCCCAATAGATTAGATACTGTTGAATTTTCTATTAATATTGCAGGTATTTTACTATAATAGTTTTGCCATAAAGGAGGTGGCGACGTAACAGGATTTGCATATGTAGTTAACGGAAAGTTTGCAGCCGTATTTGCGATTGAACTAATTACTACTCTGTCTGTCGAATTATCATATCCAATGCTCAATAAAAACACCTTGCTTTGTTGTAATGTATAATAATGAAAATTAGCACTCATTGTATTTTGTAGTAACTGATTGAAACTGGAAATATCATAACTTCCAGCCGGAACAGCGACGTTGTATGAAATGTCATCTACCCAGTAGTATTTGAAACTTGTGCTACTCGTCAAAACAAACGGGTCGCATTTATTAATGCCGTTCGATTGGTATGTATTTGTCATCGCAGCATTGGTTCCAGGTTTCACGGTGCTATCACCATACTTAACATGGAAATATAAATTTTGGTCATATGAAATGTTGCGACTGTTCAAGTATTGTTTCGTCGATGTATAGTAATTATCATTTGCAGATTGTTTCTTAATCATTCCGCTACTGCGAACGCGGCGTCGGGCATTATCAGCTGGAGATAATACCGCATTGCAATAACTCGTCGATGATGGATGTTCGCAAACATTCTTTTCATATATTAAATCACCCGTATTGACTAAACCGGTTGAAGTTGTAACATTTGTGTTTAATATTCCACCGGGTCTGTCATAATCATCTATCCTAATAGATGACCTAGGATTGGTACAAGTTAAGGCAACACTGGCAATCTCCCTTCTGTATGTTTTCAACGGATTCGGTAAAAACAGATTGTTTACACTTGTGCTAGTCGTGATTTTATTGAATCGGACACCGGCACTCAATTGCTGGAACGTCGCGCCTTTCCATGGAATTATTGGATTTTCTGTTGTCATTATATATAATAATAGTGTATATATTATAAATGATGAAATTAAATTTTGGATTAAACCTAAATAGTATATTGTTAGCAATTGTATTTAGTGTTGTTGTCTTAGTTTTTTGGTTAGTTTTCAAGTTATATCGTGTTATCGAAGGCGCAACAACCCAGGAGTTGTCTAAGGCAAAAAGTGTATTTGATTCTGAAAATTCTAAGTTAAGCAGACTTAACACGGAATTGGCTAGTATAGAATCGGCACATTCAATGGCAATCAATAAGTATACAACTGACATAGCAAATGCTATAAACAAAGTAACTTCGCAAGCACGTATTGTAGATTCATTACAACCTAAGTTCAATGCTCAAGCGCGTATTGTTAATATGGTAGGTATTTCACCCAATTTATATGATATGAAGATAACATTACAATCTTCGAAAACTCTATTAGAGACGTATAAGATAAATCGAGAAAATATTAAAAAGGCGCATGCAAAAGCCATCAGAGCATATAATCGTGTCAAAAATTCGAAAAATAAACAAATTACGGAACAAACAAGGGTTGTTAGAAATACACAAAAAGCTTATAACAAACTTTTACCACCAATCATTAATTCGATTACTCCTGGTGATGGAAAGGTAACTCTATCTATTTCTCCAGTAGCTGGAACAAACCCAAATGGTTATATAATAAATTCAGGAGACGCAGAAAATTTTGTAAAAGATTTAAATAAACCATATGTGTTTGACGGATTGACAAATGGAAAATCATATACATTCTATGTAGCTTCGGATTATGGTTCATCAACTTCTACTGAAGCACAATCTGGTCGGATTGAGCCAAAGTCTACAATAGAGATAGCTAAGGTTACGCCAGGAAATGAACAAGTTACAATAGATATAAAATATAATGACAATGTCGTTCCTTTTTCATATACTGTGGTTTCGATTCCAAACACTACTATAGTAAGCACTACTAATGTGAATTCGCCAATCGTATTTACTAAACTAAAAAACAGAATCAGTTATAAATTTGCACTTGTAGCTAGTTATAGAGACGGGAAAAAATCAAAGATAATTACATCTCAGTCGGTTACACCACTATCGCCAATAAGTGCTTCTATTGCGGGAATACAAAAGAATAAGGTGACGGTTTCTATTACTAATAATAATGCCGGTAACAATCACAGTGAGGTGTCATATACAATAACAACATCTCCAGACGACATTACAAAAACATCGAGGAGTAAATCGAATGACATAAATGGCTTGAAGCCAAATACGCAATATGCATTTAATATTAAGGCTGCATACTTAGATGGTAGTGTTCAAAATACATCTGTGCGAGCAACCACTAGGTCGAAATGATTGTTTAATAATTGATATAAACGGTATCAATTATTATATTTAATGAATATTGCATATAAATTAGACCAAATCGAATTGCATAATATATATTTTTTAGATAGCAAGAAGAATATAATAATGGATGGACAATTTACTAAAATCACATATTCGGATGCATTCTTAACTACAAATGGTATTGCGTTATTGATACCATTTGCATCAACATCGCTTGACAAAACATACAATAAATCTATACTTAAATTTCAGACCGCAGACAGCACTAACATTCGAATCATAAACGAGCTGACTCGACTCGAAAAGTTCATTCTAGATTATTACAAGCACACCACACATAATACGAAAGCACCTACTACTACTTTGACTGACCATATACGCAGTGGAAATGTGAAAGTATATAGGGATATTACGAGCATACCAAGCAACCCAAAGTATGTCTTGAAAATATCAGGTATTTGGGAAGACCAAACTCGTATCGGATTGACCTATAAATTCATGGAGTCGATTATCATTACATAATCATTGGCATTCTCGCTTTTCCGCGACCAATATTCGTAAATGGAATGTTCCCCTTCGTCATATCATACTGAGTTCTTTTAGACAAATCTTCTTCTCTACCAGTGCTGAATCCAGTGACATCAACGAAACCAGTATCGTCATTTATAGTATATTGTAAATTGGTTATGGAATTTACACCCTCCGGCGTTAGAAATTTGTATGTATCATACTCACTTCGGTTTACCTCTCGCACAACGCCGTCTTGTAAATGTAATATATTTTTATCAAGTATCGGATAAAACTGTGTGCGGTCTATACGAATACTGCTTTTTATAACGCGTTGATTCAATGCGTTATCTTCATATCCCCAAGCCCATAAATTCGGAAATCCATTCACGCGTTCGAAATCTCCGGCAGTCATTGACGCTATCCCACCAAGAGCAAATGTGAATCCATAGAAATGCTTAACCACTCCAGGAACGGTTTCGTAGTTAAAAAATCCCTTGGTATACGGCATAGTATCAATGTCATTAAATACAAGGGTAATATTCCTATATGTGTTAGGGTATAGATTTTTCACAACAATAAACCCTATGTTCTTTAAAGCGCCGCGATTGAATGACCGATTATCCTTTTGATGTATATACAGTATACGATAGGAAGTTTCTTCAAGAACATGTGCCATCTGACGAGCAAAAAACTCATATTGTTGTTTGCGGTCTCTATAAGGCACAATGAATATTGTTTTCGGAGTCTCTGTCTCTATCTCTATCTCTTCCACTGTTAAATCCATTAATATAGTATAAACATAAAAAAAATCAATCGATAAATGCAAAAAACGTTGCAATAAAACAGAAATAATGTAGAAATGCGTGGGATTTTATATGTTCTGGACTGCACCAATGTATTTTAGAATAGTGATTGCTAAACCAAGCTGCTAGACCAATATAAACTAACAATATCGAATAAATTAGCAATGTGTAATTTGTCCCATTTTTTATGAAAAGCGTGTAAATTATAAAGGAAAAAATACAAAGTTTCGCAATAATTGCATCTATTTTATGCAGACTTGTTCCTCGCAGCGTATTTCTCCAGAAATACTGCGAAGTTATTATAGTTGCAACCAACAATGCCGCGAGTGCTGTTTCTATCCAATTTTTATTTGAATACAAATAAAAATATATAAGTGAAATTACCAACAGTAAATTTGTGTAGAGCAATATGCTATACATTTACGTATATTTATCTAAAATACAAGTAGGAATTAATTTGTCTTTTATAGCATCGAGTTTCTTATAACATTTGTTGATGGTTACCTCACTAACACCACATATTGTTTTGATGTCCGTTTTACTGATGTTCAGATTACATGTTTGTGCTATTAAGTAGACAATACCCGCGGCAATCGAGTGGGGCGTATTATCGTTGATGATGCTCTGGTCATCCACTTTCTTCGCGATAAACTTGGACAACGTCGTCAGCTCAGGATTCATGTTGAGACGACTACAATACCTGTCGATGAACGCGGCGGGTTTCGTCGTTGCCAGATTCGTCTGCATCGACGGGTCAACATTTCGCTCTATGTTGTGCAGAATGTTGACTGCCATTGAACAGCCGTTGGTTGCGCTCGTTTTGTCTAAATGGAATACTTCGGCGATTTCATGCGCGGTCCTTGGGCATCCATTGAGACGACAGCTGATATAGATTGACGCGGACTTGATTCCGTCGCGATTCATTCCTCGGAACATCTGTTGCTCGGAAATGTCCTTATGTATGGCCATTGCGTCGTCGATGAATATTTTAGGAATACCAGCGTTTTGTGCCATAACCGTGATGAACTGAAACTCGTCGTATAGTGATTTTTCCTTGTGAGGCATCGATTGCCACTCCGTCCACTTACGGATTTTCCGCATCTCGTATGACGAATTACTCGAACAAATTACCTTGCAACCATAGGATGATTCCACCAACAGGGGGTTTATAGGATTACCACAACGGGTAGTGTCTTTCGCATTGTTTCTGTCGTCGGAACCATAAAATCGCCATTCGGGTGAGTAGTCCAGGGTTTTAGTATTTATAATACCACAAGCCGAATTCGAACATGTCGGGAATCCCTCCTCCGTGATAACCAGATTACCCGTGTTGCACATACCACATACTCCGGCTTCCTTCATTTCATATACAATTTCTGCGTCTTTTTGGTCTACGTCGAATACGGACCATAGCTTCTCTTTTTCGGCTAGGGATAACGTAGTCTTTTTCTTCTGTGTTTTCGAGACATCGCTCTTTGGCTTCTTGATAACTATATTTGATGTGTCCATTATACTAATAAACAAATAAAATAAAATATGTCAAACGCAATCAATTTTATCTGTGGTTATTGTATAGATAACTATGAATGTTGCAAGTCTTATGTCGGCGGCAACAGGAGCAGCATCGGCAACACCTCCACCTCCAGCAGCAAAAATAGACCCTGGTCAAACGAGAGAGATATGTGACCAATTTAAATCATTGTTTAAGGAAAATGAAACGCTTTATGCTGACCAGATAAAAATAGCTGTAACTAAATACTTTGGAAATCCAACAATGTTGAAAACGTTGAATGACACATTTTCCGAAGCAATACTAGAGTACTTGAAAAGCCAGAGTTTTATGAAAGTGTCTCAAGAGGAAGTAAAAACAGTGCTTAGAGAAATATTACGCAAGCCAATTGAGGAAGCTCTCGAAGATAAAGAACTATACAAGGGTGTATGTCAGTCTATACTAGACGATAAAGCTACAAAAAAAGTAGACGAAGACGAAATAACAGTAGAATTAAAAGAAGGAGAAGGAGCAGAAGAAAAAAAAGGAGCAGAAGAAAAAAAAGGAGCAGAAGAAAAAAAAGGAGGAAAACCTATCGCAGCCAGGAGGAGAACTAAATCCAACCGTAAATCACGCAAAACCACAATTAAACGTCGAAGGTAATCTTCTTCTCAACTTTCTCTAAAAGGTCCTGTCCATACACCGACGGTTTGTAGTTCTTGATAGGTGTATATTTCTGGTCCTTTTGTTGTGTAGTCTGGTTCATCTGTTGCTCTGGTTCCGGTTTTTCTATAACATTCCCCTTTTCGTCAACTACGACACCCATCTTCTTCTTAATCTCACTACGAACATACGACGGAACCCAATTATGCCAAGATATGAATAACGTATTCGGATGCATATATTTCACGTGGAACCCATTGTTCTCTAATTGAGACACCAAATATCCCATACATTCACCCTTATCATAGATAGGTTCTCCTACTAAATATTCGGGGACATTGAACCATATAAAATTATCATTGCAATTTTTATTCTTTGCAGTGTGCTGAATTCGCTTATGGATTCGATTCAATATTTTATTAAATATGGACAATTGTTTCAAATCTCTCTTCTGACGGCGTTCGTATAATTCATCGATGTTCAACTTGTTGTTTGTGGCTTCATCATGGTCAAATAAAAATATGGATGACATTTTACTATATAGGTTTTATATAATAAAATACATAAAAAATTAATGGATATACAACATAAATGGAGGAAGAGAATGAGAATGAGAATGAGAATGAGAATGAGAATGAGAATGAGAACAAAGCAATAATTGAGCATCTTGTCATATCCGGTGGCGGACAGACAGGATTTACATTTTATGGGATTCTAAAGGAATCTGCTAAGCAGGGATTCTGGAACATACATAATATAAAGTCAATCTATGGTGTATCTATCGGCACATTCATTGCAGTCATTTTATGTTTGAAATATGACTGGGATACAATCGACACATATTTAATCAATCGACCTTGGCAGAATGTATTCAAGGTTGATATATACACAATACTACAAGCATTCGACCAGCGGGGTATTTTTGGTATTGATGCAATGGAAAAAATGTTGGGACCACTCTTTGCTGGCGTGGATATATCCATGTCTATTACACTGAAAGAATTTTACGAACTAAATGGAATCGATATATATTTTTATACTACCGAACTGAATCAATTCAAACAAGTCAAAATGTCACATAAAACACACCCCGATTGGCGAGTAATTGATGCCGTTTATGCATCCTGCACACTGCCGATTATATTTGCACCATTAATCAAAGACACGGAATGTTTCATCGATGGTGGCGCTCTATGTAGCTATCCGATGAAATCGTGTTTGGATGATGGTAATGACCCCAACACGATTCTAGGTATAAAAAAATTATATGCGACCAGTAGTTTGGTAAATGAAAAATCATCATTGTTTGATTATCTAATGGTTGTTCTTAAAAATACCATTTCTGTATTGAATGGTAATGAAACGAATCTAATCAAAAACGAAATATTACTGGATGGAGACCATACCACAATAGACAATCTATTATCACTTGCATCATCGAAAGAAGAACGAGAGGCGAATATAGCGCGAGGCATAACCATATTCAATGATTTCATAAAGCGACAGTAGCAGTTTTCCGTGTGCATCGGAATTTTACATTCCTTATGTAACCAGCTTTGCAATTCGCAACGCATCGCCCTGTATTTGGATTGAGTTCTTTGTTCTCTGGACATGCCACTGACTTGCGTGTGCATCGGAATTTTGCATTTCGTATGGTTCCTGGTTTGCAGGGTTGCACACAACGACCAGTCATAGGATTTCGCTCTTTACCTGATTGACTACACGGTGTGAGAACCTTATTTGTATTAATTGATTGTACCATATCATCATCTGCATCGGCTAGGGGAGCAATCGCAGTTAATATAGTATGTTCATGTATGCGTAATCCATATTTCGCCAATAGCCCAGTTTCATCGAGCATTAACTCATATGTCTGTAGGAAGAACTCAGCAGTGCAACGAGCACTCACACGAGATGACACCGCCATCATCGCCAACCCATAAAATTTTGAGAACATATCATTTCCAATAAGTGGTTTGAATGAACCAAGAATATGCATGAATGACATGCCTAATCCGTATACGTCGATGGTTTTCAGGGATTTTTCCAAAAACTCGTTGTAATATCCCGGCGTAAAATCGTTGGTGAACATATCATAATAATCGCGCTTAATATAAGCATATGTCGCTAGTGCCGTTTTCTCATTAGTCTTAAAATTAATATAAGACATTAACACTTCTACATGTTCTTTAATATGCGCCCATACCCTGGGAAACAGCACGCGCCTCTCCTCTATAGTCCGGTTTGCGTATTCTGTATAGTTCTTTTTATTCAAAAACATCATCTCTAGAGGAAATGACCAATGTTCAACAGCATGACTATTTCTAGATTGAATACTCCTATTTTTCAGAGTCTCGTATCTGGTCATATGACCGAAATCTATGAAATTAATCCTGCGTTCTATCTCATTATATACGATATTCTGTGGCTTCAAATCGTGATGGATTACACCGTTTTCTCCGAGAACATTTATACCTAATACAAGACGATGTGCTTCTATTAAAAAACGCTCGACATCTTCTTTGGTTTTAGTATTCACCGTATCTACATATCCAGACAAATCTAGTCCACCATCTTGCATAATTAATAATTTCATTTTATTGAGGTCTTTGCTTTTTATCCACTTGCATTTGTCGACTTCTTTGATAGTATCGGTGTCAATTACAGGGTCGCATTCGTCCGGTTTGCCAAGATAAAACTCATTGTTTGTATCTACACTATCAATTGTATCATATTCTTTCATTTCCGAAATGGCGTGCTGCTTTGTCATTATTTTTGACAATTTGCCTTCATACGACATATCTGGTCGGTCTTTACATTTCAGACTGGGTTTATGAACGCAACCATATGCGCCTTCTCCGAGAACAGTCATATTAATCTATATATTAATACGAATATTATAATTATGCATCCGTTAGAACCGTGTTCACGAAGGTAGCTAAAGAGTCCTTCGTTATTTTGGAATCAAATTCAACCGTTTCGCCACCGTCAATCACTAGCTTAATGGTGGGATACGACTCAATATTGTATTGTTTGATTAGTGCGGCAATCCTATCGGCGGACGGGCTACTTTCGCCCTTGTAATTTGCTGGGCTATCATCCGTGCAATTCACCTCGACACATTTCAATGTATAGCCATTAATAGGTTTACCATCATATGCAGTTTTGAATTTATCCCATTCGGGTTTAGCAGTCTTGCAATGCGGGCACCAGTCGACGAAGAACATCATTATTGTTGCGTTCTTATTACTACGGTCTGCATTTGCAACGTCGGCAAATTTGGTTACGGCAATCTTATCAGTAGCGTATTTCTTGTAGCCGTAATAACCTACAACGGAGAACAATACAAGAAGAACAACCACTAAAATGATGAATGAATACCTACTAACGTAATTTAGGATAGCATCGACAATCTTTGACATTTTATATAATACAGTATTATATAAAATTTTATACAACTAAACTATTCGTATATTATATACAAATGAGCAAAACACGAAAGAACCGTGTATTTTCAGATACAGAATACAATAGCAATGATGGTATGCTGACTAGTGTTTGGGGACCAAGTATGTGGCACTACTTACATACTATGAGTTTCAACTACCCTGTGAATCCTAGTAGCGACGATAAACATCATTACCGCGATTTCGTTTTGAGCTTGCGTTGGACGTTACCTTGTGGGAAATGTCGGAAGAATCTAAAAATGAATTTTCAAAAATTACCATTACGTATGAAACACATGGAGTCGCGCCTCACATTTTCGAAGTATGTGTATGACCTCCATGAATTAATCAATACCATGCTAAATAAAGAGTCGGGACTGACATATGATATGGTGAGAGAACGATATGAACATTTTAGGTCAAGATGTATTAAACCCGTCGAGGTAAAACCGATTGAAGAGAAGGGTTGTGTAGAACCACTTTACGAGGGTGAGAAAGCAAAGTGTGTTCTGAAAATAGTCCCGCAAACCGAGAAGTGCGATACGTTTCAGATAGATAATAAATGCATTAAGAAAAATGTATGATGTATATTTTAGCGCTTTTCGATTATATAAAATAACTCGCAATTATATATAATGTCAACAGACACTGATGAGATAAAAATACCCTTCTGGGGGAGTAATCCAAACATAATACTACAATCTGATTATGTAACCGAATTATTTCCAGTTGAATCCATGACATACGAACAAAAATTAAATGCCATCACGCGTGGGATTCTACTGATATCTATAGTAAGTTTCGCACTGACACGCAATTTTAGAATCATCGTGGTTTCTATACTGACTATTCTCTCCATTTACCTTTTACAATTGCACCAGGAACGGGAGAACGACAAGAAGAAAAAGGTTGTAGAGGAGAAATTCGTGAATCCCGCCGATGATGTTCTCAAATCCAAGTCGATATTGAGAGATGCAAGTGTGTTCGATACGCCGGATTCATCGAACCCGTTTGGTAATACGCTTGTAACGGACTATCAATATAATCCGAATAAGAAGCCCGCTCCGCCGGCATTTAACGAAAGCGTCAATGAGAAAATACTCGCTCAGGCGAAAACGTTGGTCAAGGAACTCAACCCTGACCAACCAGACATTTCTGATAAACTGTTCAAGGATTTAGGAGAACAATACGTTTTCGAACAATCGCTTCGCCAATTTACGTCTAATCCGTCCACCACTATTATGAACGACCAGACCGGATTTGCTGACTTCTGTTATGGTTCGATGACATCCTGTAAAGAGGGTAATTTGTTCGCTTGTGCGAGAAATCTACCCCGCCATCTGAATTATTAGAAAAATATATTATAATACTATAGTATAATATATGATGAATTTCAATATGATGGAACGTTTGGGCTTTGACACTTCTCGCCGTAATGAATCAAATACTAAATACGCGAACTATATGCTTGACAATCAATTTGGCGCTAGCAAATCGGATGACCATGTTAAGTTTGCCACACTCGGACCCAAAGTTAATTTTAGGGGAACAGTCGGCGGACTTCCGGGGTCTGCAGTTGATTACGATTCGCTCTTGGTTATTAAAACAGAGCAACAGCGTGCATTCGAAAAGCTTCAGTTAATCCAGCGCCCGTTTGCGACGGTTCCTTATTTAGGAAGAGGCACCAGTGACCCCATTTTAGAATCGCGCTTACAGCAGGGCGAGATGATTTATGAGAAGAAGAGTGTTTCCACGATAGCGGATGCGCCATATGTTGATAATTCGGCCTACCCTATGATGCCCACTCTGAAGGACCGTCTTACCAACGCCGCTTACTCTGTCGAGGAGGCTGCGCTATCCGGATGGGTTCGTGGCGGACAATCTTCCAGGGAAATGGAGGGCGATGTGGTAAGTAAGAAGAAGTAAAATGTTATCATTTGTTTATATATAAATGATACACATATATGGTGATAGTCACGCCGACCGTAGTTTTCGAAATTTGAAACTTCCACACAAGAATTATTTTATGCATTCCATAACCATGTTTCGAATTGGTAGAGATAATGCAATTATAAATTTTAATAATAAAATACATGATGAAAATAGCATAATTTGCATATCGTATGGTGAAGTCGATTGTAGGTGCCACATACGACGACAAATTGACTTAGGCAGGGACGAGGATGATGTGATACGCGGATTAGTATCAGACTATTTTAAAACTCTAGCAAATAATATAAAAATATACAAGAATGTTATCGTAGTTGGTGTGATACCACCCAGGTCTCAGTCAAAATTTGAGAGAATTCATGGTCGAATCACGCATGAATTTCCATTTGTAGGAACAGACCAGGACCGGGTTAGATACACACAAAAAGTGAACCGATTATTGGAAGAACAATGCACGCTACAAAGGTATGTGTATTTTAATCCGTATCAACACTATGCTGATGTCGATGGGACATTGAAAGAAAGTATGTCGGACAAAAATGTTCATTTAGGTGATAATTCATTCTTCGTGGAAAAGTTTATGGAATTATTATAGTGTTCGTCGTATAACGAGTTAATTTGTTCAGTGATTATATAGTAAATGTCGGAACAAAACGATGCAGATGAAATAACCGAATTGACTAGTAGAATATTGGCAATGAAACAATCTAATCCGGAAGCATATAACGAGTTTATTGGCGAAGTTAAACAACTACAGAAACGTTATATTCAAATGGCATTATATGGGCTACAAGATTTCGAAGGCGGATTTAAACCAACAAGAAAGCGTAATAAGACAAAAAGGCGTCGTTCTGTGTCGAGACACTGATTCTCTTAGAAAAACGCTTTATTTTCATGTGTATACATTATATATATGAAAGGAGGCACCTATATTGACAAAGATGTTGTAGAAAAGGATGTGGCTAAAATAATATTCTCTTTAGTTAAAAATCCGAAAGTAATAATTACTATTTTATCATATGAATCGCTATATGGATTTGTTTTTGAAATTTTAATACCTGAAAAAATTACACCGTTTAGGGAAGCAGGTAGGGACGGGACAGAATATAAAGTTACTCGATTGATTCTTAAATTTGTATTGCTTGATGCCAATACCAGACCAGATAGACTTGAAGACTTAATAATTAACGGTGAAAAACCCCATACAAAATCATCTCTTAAGTTTGATAGATTAACAAAGGAAGCTGAGAATCAAGATAAAATCTGGCGTGATTCATTTGTTTATATGAATCGTAAACCATTGTGTAATCCGGTTATATTTTGTGGTTCGCTGAATAATGAATCTAGTAAGTCGTTCATAAACCAATTAATAAAGGAAAATGGAAATGTTTTTGAACGAATTTATAAATCGAGTGTTAAAAAAAATGGTAAAAGTATTAAAGATTATATAATTGGACAATTACGTAAAAATGAGTTGTTGTTCGGCGGAATTCTAGTTATGCCACATTCAGGGCAAATTCCCGGTGCGTATGTAGATGTATTGCATAATGCTCTTAAGCACCATAATAATCTTTTTCATGAAATACTAGCAGAAGTGTTTTTTGTAGTTATACAATTATATATAAATAGTAACTACGTATTGACAGATGGGCATACTCTAAATTTTATGGTGTCAGTTTACCAAAAAAAAATTGACGTTACAATAATTGATTTAGATGCTTTATCTGAAGCTAATAATAGCGCAGTTTTGACTATACCAGATAGGCCAGACCAAGTTATAAAATATATGAATGCTATAAGATTTAAAGTAGTCAAAATAAATAAAGATAAATACCGTCTAGAAGAACAAAATGAAAGGAGTCAAATGAATTGGTATGATCCATTGGATGAAACAATTAAATTTAAAATTGCCGAATTAGTTGTCGAACTGTTTAAAAAAAGACCAATAGTATCTGGCATAACAGTTCCAGTAGGTTCGATAAAATTTGAATATAAAGATGTAAGTGAAGTTTTTGAGGCCGCTTCTGCTCCTGCTCCTGCTATTGCTCCTGCTATTGCTCCTGCTCCTGCTATTGCTCCTGCTCCTGCTTCTGCCATTGTTACTGACTCCACTTCTGAACCTGCTGATGCTCTTGCTCCTGCCATTGTTACCCCGTCCGAACCCATAGATAAATTTCCTGATAATATAGTAGCCAAGATAAGCAGTTTAGACGAAAACCAAAAGAAACAAATATATGCTGCGGTTGTTGAACCATATCTTGAACTGCTTCGAAAATATGCAAAACCAACTATAACTGGAGGTAAAAATACCAAGCAGACACCTAATAAGACCAAAACAACCAGAAAACATAGATAAACTATAAAACATATAAACACATGTCGACATTCATACAAATAAATGTATAATCATTCAATCGCCGTAAAATATGACGACAATCTAGGGTATCGCGATTGTGTGCGCCGTGTATTTAATATGGATGTTTCGGGAATTGAAATCCAAGACGATATTGACGATGTTACAAAAGATGAAATGATATACGACGACAGAAACGTAAGCGTCGGTCTCGACTATCTATATGACAAAACGAAGGGTGTTAAGGCATTTCGCGACCTATATTTGGTGGGTGCGAGTCGTATGTTCTCCGAAAACCTCGAAATTGGAATGGCGGTGGTGTTTTCATACGACTATTTCGAGCTGTTTCATTTATGTTTAGTCGATTTCTTCAATGCCGGCGAAACGATAACGGCGGACAATGAGAATTATGTGAAACTACATAAGAAAATATCGTAATCTATTATATAATGGCTTCTACTCGTGATAAAAATGCGCCCGGCAATTATAAGTTGGAAAAACAAGGCAATCTTACGAGAATCAATTATCGTGTGAGCGAATATGGACGCCCTATGGCTTCTTATCACCCTGGTGATGGATTACTTGCAGCGAAAACGTCGCGGTGGGAGCTGTCACAGAATGCGTGCGACATTGAATCGCAGCTGTTTGGCATTGGTTCCAGCGATTTAGAGAATTCGCGACCGGTCGTTCAACCGGCGCTGAATAAGCTGAAGAGTTTGTCTATAATCGACAAACCGGATGTGATTTTACCGGAACCCGTGAAGGTGAGCTCAATCAATCGCCCGCTTTTTTTGAACTGAGTGGTTGTTTTTATTTTTTATTTATTTGTTATATTATTACTATTTTGAATAGTAATAATTCTAGGTATCAATTAAACTTGACAATAATTTTCACCACTTCCTTTTTGATGCACTTGCATGCGGAAACGGACAGCTCCTCGCGCTTCTTACGTGTCTTACCATCTGTCGAGTTCTCCGACTTACGACGAGACGTGCTATTTCGAGCATTCATATCACTCTCAATTGCTTCGTGATTCTCCTCGATGTATTCGACGATTTTGTTCTCGATAGTCCACTTGAAAAAGTTCAGTTGACCGATAGTTGTCTCCATACAATTATCATTATCGTATGGGATAGTGATGCGCTCCCATCTGCAAAAGGGGTCAAAACGCTTCTTACTGTATGCCTTCAGCTTCAATTTATAGTCATTATAGACCTTGAACCGCCTGGGTTCTCCATAGGAGTCCTTTAGTTCGTATACGGTGAAGTTTTTTTTTGCATAGTTTGTTACAAACCAATCCACAATACGGAGAGAAATCTTAGATTCGCCGTTGATAATCGAAATCGTCCGCTTGAGATACTCCTTGTTCTCATAAAATGTTAGTAGATTCTGTAGTAATAACTCGTTTTGCGTATTACACTTGGTAGACATTATTGTTTGATACTACGCGCGTTTTTTTATATGTGTTATTTTTTAAATTAATAAAAAAGTGGGTTATGACAAGTTTATTTATTAATTATGCGTTGTCTTATTGTATTATATATTTGATTTATAACTTTGAATATGCTGAAATCATTTGAAGCTGGGTCATATCTTATAAAAATACAATCTACGCATAACGATGATATCGCATTTTCTCTTAATATGTCATTATGTATATTATTTTTATGTTGTGATTCATCACATTCGATGATTATGTTATATGCTGGCAAGTATAAATCAACCATATACTTACCAATTTTATATTGTGCAATCATTTCTTCGCCACTGAAAGCGTCTAAAATGCATTTTAGTGTATCCGCTTCTATACAAGCGTATATTGACGCATTAACGTCAAAATTTATATATTTGCACACATCTATGACTGCAGGTTTTCTACTTTTCGATAACAATCTACATAACCCTTTATAATTTACAAACGATTTGTATTGTTTTCCTCCATTTGTAATACATTTTAAATAAATCTTCTCATCATTTCTTGTATTGCTACGTATATTCGCGATTTTTAAAAGTTGGCCAATATCTTGCAAATTGAATAAAACATATGGCTCTTGAAAATTGTCTATTACAACTTCGCAATTGTAATGCTGTCTAATCTTGAGTCCAGTTTCGATTTGAATTTCTTTAGACATTTTAAGTTATTAATTAATATATAATACAAAATCAATTTTTATGTTTAATAATCATGTTCATTCAACTTGATGAGCAATAACAAAGATATTGCATTAAAAATGTCATTTTTAGACCTGAATAGTCGATAAAAAATATATTAAATTTATATTTTTTATTGTATAAACCACTATCCGCACTGCTTAGTTGCTGTAAGCAACGCCCGCCATGCCCGACATCACACGGAGAACGTTGTAGTTAACCGCATAAACACGGACCTTAGCCGTGTTAGTTCCGGAAACCGTTCCGGACGAGAGCACAAGCTGGAGCACAGCGTTATCAATGCGCGAGAAGTTGCACGTGCCGCTCGGTTGGTGCTCTTCGGGCCTCAGCGCGAAGGAATACACGTTGATACCCGTGTCCGGGGCACGGGTGTGGTGCTGGAACGGCTGCACAACATCGAAGTAGGACCCCTCACGCTCGGAGAAGCGATCCTGGCCGTTAAGCTGGAGCTTAGCGGTGACGACGGGGTTCTCTCCCCAGCAGTGCATGTCAAGGGCAGTCTCGGCGAGCACGAAGGTGCCGGCATCAGAGAGGCCAGAGGAAAGGCCAGTGCCAGACTCACCGAGCATTCCGGTGTGGAGGGCAGAACCGACGGCAGTGGCCATGGCAACGTCAATCGCTCCCGGCGTCTCGAAGAGGCCAGTGGCGTTGATGAAGGCGCCAGTTCCAGAGACAGTGTCAGGGGCACCAAAGGCGTGGATGGCGTTCGGGAGAGCATCGATGGCATCCGTGTAGTTGAAGGGCTGGGCACCGAGGGTCTTGAAGAGGGTCTGGCCGGCCGTGAGGGACGAGCAGTAGTCGACGTTGGCGTCGGGCTGAACAACCCAGAGAAGCTCCTTGCAAGGGTGGTTGAAGTTGAGCTTGATCTTGTTGGAGGAGGACCCAACGGACTCGTCTCCAGTGAACTGGAGCTGCTCGAAGAGGTACTCGTGGGGGTTCTGCGCCATCTTCCTGCGCTCATCAGTGTCGAGGAAGATGTAGTCAACGTAGAGGGAGGCCGCAACAAGGGACTGCTGGTAGGCAGAGGTGACCTGCGCCGCGGTGGCGGGTCCGAGAAGGGCGCCAACCGCCCAGAGGCACTCGCCGATGGGGCGAAGGTCGAGGTTAATCTTGACCTCGTGGTACTGGAGGGCAATCAGGGGGAGGGCAAGGCCGGGGTTGCGGCAGAACCAGAACTGAAGGGGAACATAGAGCGTGGTCTCGGGGAGGGCGTTGCGGGGAGCGCAAACCTGTCCGGGGGCACCCGCGGCAGCGCAGGGTCCAGAAACGGACGCGAACGTGGGGTCCGTGATGTAGGTGAGCTGCGTGGTGTTTCCAATCATCTTGAAGTATCCACGCTGCTGCTCAGAGGTGAGCGTAACCTGGTTCCAGATGTGCATCCAGTCTCCATACTGGCGGTCGATGCGCTGACCTCCAATCTCGACCTCAACCTGGGCAACGAGCTGCTCGCCGATGAAGTCCATCCAGCGGGCATAGACTCCCTGGGAGAAAGATCCAGAGGTGTTCCTCATGGACTGATTGATCTCAGGAAGAGTGACCTGAAGGTAGGTGCGGTAAGCAAGATCTCCGTTCCTGGAGATGGTGCAGGTAACGCGGCGACCGAAGTCAGCCTGACCAGAGAAGGTCTGCTCGATGGACTCCATCGCGAAGTTGGTGTGGCGCCTGTAAGACACCTTCCAGAAAGTGATCTCAGGGGTTCCCGTGAGGAAAACGTCCTGCGCGCCGTAAGCTACAAGTTGCATAAGTGCTCCGCCCATGGTTTATAATATAGTATACCAAAAGATAATAATTTGGAGAAAATACGAAATTAAATAATTAAATTGTGCTTCCTAAAGTTTTTCCATCGAACTTCATATTTTCGGTCACGAACTTCTCTAAATAATCCGCCATGAAAACTTCGCGCTTACCTTCATGTTTTTTCGTAAATATATAATTGTCCTCGCTTTTCTTAACCGACCATCCAGCGTCGATTGCGTTCATTACAAATTGCATCTTCTGAAATGTTGTTCGGTCTACCTGCTTGTCCATAATTTATACATATTGCAATTACTATATTAATGTGGTTTTACCTAAATTCGAATTATAATAATATTATTTAAACTCGTTCATTATATAGAAGATATTCAATATATTACTAAAATGAAGAAGGCAGACCCAATACAACATACTATCGACAAAAAACATAGTCAAATGTTGGAAGACTTTCATAATAATGAGACAGTTCGAATACCAGAACTAATACAACAAAAGGATACCATAAAACAACAACTTCGTTCTACAAATTTGGAACAAGTTGAATTGCGGATGGAACTTAAGGACAAGATTAACACTATTAATGACAGAATCAAACATTATAAATTGGAAAAGAAACAATACCTGCTTGATAATTCGGAACACATATTCAACTATTTCGAAGAGAAAAAGAAAATATCGAATGGAGGGACTAAAAATGTGAATGTTCTAAATGATTTCTTTAAACTAAAGCAAACGGTCGACGATTCTACCGACAAACCATGCACGTCCAAAAAATCAATAGTCAATTATTGGAAGAATGTGAATAATGAGATTGTAAATCCACACGATTTTGTTATGCCGACCGACATTTGTTGTTTTTGTAGTAAGGGCGAGATGATTCCACAGGACGAAGATGGTGTTTTGATATGTAATAACCGCGAGTGTGCTAAGTTTGTGAGTTATATAGTGGACAGTTCGAAACCATCCAATAAAGAGGCCCCAAATGAGGTATCATATACAGCGTATATTCGACTGAACCATTTCAAGGAAATCTTATCGCAATTTCAGGCAAAGGAAACCACGCAGATACCAGAAGATGTCATTGAAAATATTCGTATTCGAATAAAAAAAGAACGCATACAGAACCTTGCTGAAGAAATAAATTATGATAAAATGCGCGAGATTCTGCGTAAACTTGGTTATAATAAATATTTTGAACATATCCAATATATCAACTCCATTTTCGGTATCCGACCACCTATTATGAACGAGCATTTACACGAAACACTATGCGTTCTATTTATTGAAATACAGAAACCATGGGCGGTCCATTGTCCGGCGAATCGAACCAATTTCTTCAATTATACATATACCCTCTATCAGCTATGTGTCCTTCTAGACCAGACACAATATTTACCATATATACCTTTGATGAAAGACCGTGAAAAGCAATTGGAACAGGACCAAATATGGTGCAAAGTGTGTAAAGATTTGGATTGGGAATATTACCCGACTGTTTAGACTATTGAAGGGCGTAAACACCCTACCACTTGAATGTCTGCACGTATTCGGCGAAACCCGTATTGAGCAAAGTATTGTTATCAATATCGAGCTTTCGTAATTCGTCGATGTTCTCGTATATAAGGAATATATTGTCGAACAAATCGTATTTATCGTCCTCATCCTCACTTTCCGAATCAGAATCATTCGTTTGATGTTTGCGGAAGTGGTCACGCTTTTTAGCATGCATATGCGGTCTACGAACTACATCTGGTAATAGTTGTGGATTGTTAATCACAAAATACGGGGCGGTAGTGTCCGAACGCTGTGACGTCGACTTGAGGCGAGTTATAAACGCATACATGTCAATGGTCGAATCGAATGGAATCAGAGGGAAATTGTTGTCTCTGGTGAGGGGCGTATTGTAGATAAATAGCTGCAACGTTACGGACATTCTTTTTTGGAGTAGAATATATAAAATCTACTTCAAATCAATTTTTACATACCAACGCGGGGAAATCCTACGAGATTCGCACCAATACCGAAGCCGGCACCACCGCGAGCAGACGAAGCCATCGACGGGACGAAGACGTCGAGGACGGAGAACGTGGCGGCGGCGGTGAGCGCGATGATGACAACCTCCTCAACATTGAGTTGCTTCTTGGGGATGGCATAGGCAGCAATCGCAACCATGAGACCCTCCACGATGTACTTAATAGCACGCTTGACTAATTCGCTAAAATCGATGCCGGACATTGTTATAATATATACTAGTATAATAAAAAAATTGCGCTTAAAATATATAAAATTTAAAACACTTAAATAAATGCCCAGACTATGTGTATAGAAAATGTCCGGATTTGAACGTCACAATCTTGAGAACGGGGAAGTTAATCCTAAATATATTGACTTGTGTGACGAGGACCCTCCGATTGCCGGACAGAAGTTTGCATGCATGTCATTCGTTTCGCCGGAGAAGATTCTGAAGAAGCGCGAGATTTTCATGTTTGAGCAGTTTTTGCAGCAGTGGGAATTCTCTAAATGCATGGAAAAGTCGCTAGATTTCCTTAATTTCGCCGCGTATAAGTATGGGCTAAAGGTTGATGATATCATCGCAGATTTCAATGAGTTCGTTAAGGAGGAGGAGACCAAGTTACGTGCCGGCGGTGTCGACGACGATTTCAAGACGTTTATGGATAAGAATGAGGACAAGCTAGGTGAGCAGTTCAATCGTGCTCATGCTTTCCAGACTTCGGTGCGTGGTCTGAAGTTGCGTGGTGTGTTCGCGAATCAGGATGAGGCGGAGATGAAGTGCAAGAAGATTCGCGAGGTGGACCCGCATCACGACATTTTCGTTGGACCCGTCGGTATGTGGATTCCTTGGGACCCGGATGCGTATAAGACTGGACGCATCGAGTTCATGGAGGAGGAGCTCAACCAGCTGCATCACGAGAAGCTGAAGAATGAGACGAAGGCGAAGGAGGAGTTTGAGCGCCGTGTTAAGGAGACTAAGCAGAAGGCGATTAAGGAGAACATCGAGTTAGCGAAGAAGAGTGGCAATGTTCTCACGCAGACGCTAAATGAGGATGGACAGTTGATTGGAGTGAAGGAGACGGTGAATTTCGATGAGCGCGAGGTGTCGGATACGGCGAGTGTGAATGTGCGTAATGAGCTGTTGCGTGAGGCTACGATTGCGAATAGCAAGTAGTTTGTGTCAAAAAAATTATATTTTTATAGAAATAAAATATAATTATTTACTTACGGGCAGTTTTCCTTTTCTTGCCACCGTTCTTATTCTTATTTTTCTTAGAATTTCTATTCTTGTTTCTATTTTTGTTATTCCTCTTTCCGCCTGTAGCAGGAGCAGTGGCAGGAGCAGGAGGAGGAGGAGGAGGAGCAGCGGCAGGAGCAGCGGCAGGAGCAGCATTCTTGGCTTTATTTACACCCTCCTCCGCCTTTGCAATATCATCGGCGCATTTTGTCTTGATTGATTTTAGTGTATCTTTTGCCGCAATAACTTCTTCCGTTTCAGAACCAAATATATTGAACGATGCAAACGAATCCAAAAAACTAGCCATTCGAATTATACACTATAAGTAGAGATTTTGCTAAACTTTTACATAATAAAATTCGCCGCATTCTGTCTTTGTTTCTTAAACTAATTTTATAGCATACGCACGTATTATTAATAACTCTTTTTTACATTAATATTCGCCCCTTTCTTCGCATTCTTGTTCTTCGATGGGTCATACGCCTCGTCTTCGTCGTCTGAACCCATATTTTTAGATATATCCCAAAATTCTTTCGAACCCAACCTGAAAGACGGGTGGTTTTCAGCCTTATACCAGAAAATTTGGTCAGTTAATTTATTCGATTTGGCATTATTATTGATTACCAAGCACTCGTAATTCTCAGTCGTGCTATCCATGACAGCACAAAAGGACTCCAGTGTAGGAAACATACTGGCGTAGTTCTCCCACATGCGCTTCCGATTCGTTAAATATGGTTCGCGCAGGATAAACACGTAATCGATGTTTGTTCTCAAGTTCGGCGGAATGCCTAACGGGTATTGCATAGTTATGATTAACATAACCTTCCAGTGACGCCCATTCATGAAAAGGAGACGCATCATCTTGTCGCGAGTCCATGTTTGGTCATAGAGACAATCGTCCATAATAACAAATGCACGTGGGTCGATTGTGGTTCTCTTGTAGGTATCGATTTCCTTCTTCATCTGTTTCATAACAGCTTTCTGCCTCCGCAAGACATTCTCGATAAGCACCGTATTGTATTCATCGTGAATGAACAGTTTAGGAACGTGTTCTTTATAGAAACCGTTGCCTGCTTCCGTTCCGGATATGACGGTGCCAATAGGAATGTCCTGATGATAAAATAGCAAATCTCTTACCAAGAATGATTTACCAGTGTCACGGCGTCCAATGAGAACCACCACAGGCCCTTTATTCTCATCGGGCCTGAATGTAATATCGCGCATATTAAATTTTTTCAACTGCAATGTCATTTATAAAGTTCGACTATAAATTATAAATAGAGAACAAACGTTCATATTGTCCAATTAATATGTGATTTACAGTTATAAAATGTTAGAGTTCGCCAAAGAGTTCCATCCTCTAAATCTAGAACATTTAGAAAAACAGTTTACCCCAACATCAGATGATTTAAAACATGACTATAATCCATTTCAGCTAAACTCTTTCCAGTATTATCAACCAGTTATCAAACTATTATTCGATATCAGAGAACATAACCATAATGCAATTCAACTGAATCATAAGCATCATATGGTTGATTTAACCACTGTCGTAGACACTCTCACTGGTAAGCAAGTTAATAAACCCATTTTCATTAAATACTCGCCACTACTGGACCCGATACGCTATATGATTGGTAGATATGACGCAGAAAGCGATGACATACGCAGTCTACCATCAGTGGATGGTTGCAAATTCGAGAAACTTAATTCCACGAATAATGCATCCTATAGTGATGGTTTCTTCTGCTTACTATCGAGTAAGTTACTTGAGTTACACGATTTTAAGCACTCGATTGATTACTATGGGTCGTTCTCGGCAGTCCAGAAGAAATTTAAGATGAATATTGCTGATGATTATGAATATTTGAATAACTCGAATTTCTTCTTGGATAATGTGAATAAATACTTCCGAATCAATCGTCATCGTGTGTCTTCGATGATGAATCAGAATTCGAGAGATAATCGCGAAAAGCTAAAGATAACTGACGCTGATGAAATGATTCCTGATGCATTAAATTTAGATGACATTTCATATGACCTAAACGAGGTATCACTTGATGCTTTGGAAGAAGTTTACACACATGAAACCGGAAACAAAGAAAATGGCGAGGACGATGAGGATGAGGACGATACTGATGACGACGACGAGGACGATGAGGACGATACTGATGACGACGATGATGACGATGATGACGATGATGACGATGAGGATGAGGATGATGATGAGGATGAGGATGAGGATGAGGATGAGGATGAGGATGATGAGGACGATGAAGATGATGACGATGAAGATGAAGATGGGGGCGTGCGGGGGGTGGATACCCCCGCAGAGGAAGAGACCAATATATTCGCCTATATCGATAACTTTCCCGTGCAAATGATATGTCTCGAAAAGTGCGACGGAACCCTCGATGACTTATTTGTCGATGAGGAGATTGACGATGAAACTGGTGCAAGCGCACTATTCCAAGTCGTCATGACGCTTATCGCATACCAAACGGCATTCAATTTCACCCATAATGACCTACATACAAATAATATTATGTATGTAAATACGGATATAGAATTCCTATATTATAAGTTCAACAATGTATACTATAAGGTGCCAACGTATGGTAAAATCTTCAAAATCATCGACTTCGGACGTAGCATTTATAAATACAAGGGCAAGCTATTTTGCAGCGATAGTTTCGCCACAGGTGGTGATGCTGCGACACAATACAACTTCGAACCATATTACAATAGCAAATATCCTATTATAGAACCGAACTATAGTTTCGACCTCTGTCGTCTGGGTTGCTCCATATTCGATTTTATTATCGATGGCAAGCCTGTAACCGAACTACAGAAGACCGTATATCGCTGGTGTCTGGATGATAAGAAAACCAGCATATTATACAAACGCAACGGAGCAGAGCGATATCCGGACTTCAAGTTATATAAGATGATTGCAAAGACGGTCCACGACCATACACCACAGAACCAGTTATCATTCCCATTTTTCAGTCAATTCGCTACGCCAGTTGAAGTGGTGGATTACATGAATCTCGATAAAATGCCCAGTTATGCATAGTCATTTATTAATGTCATTTATTTGAATAAATGGTATTAAAATCCAGGAACATCCGTAAACACCTGTGTAGGAGCAGACGCCGTGAAATCACTCGTTCCCAACATCTCCGCCACAGGACCACTCGCCTGAAAAAATAAGAAGATGGGAACAAATGCACAAGCCATAACCAGCAGTGTGTCGCGAATAAGGAACTTGAGTGGCTTGTTCTCCTTATCGATGAACTTCATCTCCATTAACTTCGCGAAAAAGAATAGCACTGCAATCGAAATAGTTATAATAATGGGCTTTTCCATCGGTTGTGTATAGTAAATCACTAAAGATTTAGTTTACTAATTTTACGCAAAAAGCTCCTCGACGCCATCGAGAGTAATTGCACTACCAATCGAGTCCGATTTATTCATATCAAAAACGTCCATTTCACCTAAATCAATGCTATCTGTATGAATCTTAATTTTATCATCATCGTCGCTATCCTCCTCCTCTTCTAGCTTGCGCTGTATAGCACGAGATGTGCTAATCTCCTCTAGACGTTCGACATTCTTCGGAGCATTTATGTCAGAAATCTTACCAGTTTCCGAGTCAAATACGCTGTCAAAATCATTGAATTTCAACTGAGTTACGACCGGCTCATTATCTATATTAGAAATTGATGGAACCATTTGCGGTTCATCCGATTTTTCCTCTTTCGTTTCCTGTTTGACATCATTTACAACCTCCTTTTCATTCTTTTCTTTTTCCGGTTCAATGTTCTCAATAATGACCTCCTCTTCTTGCTCGACCGCTTCATCCATGTAAGCACGAATAATCGCCTCTGTAGGAATGCTATCGCGAATCGTGTTGAGAATACACTCCTGGACAATCATTTCTAGTTCTCGACCATTACGCTGAACGAGTAAAGGCGAAATATTCTTTTCAAACAAATAAACATTCGTATAGCACTTACGTGCAACGTTAATATACACCTTGTGGATGAAACTATCTAAATTAGGTGTAGTGATGTCGATTTTCTTCTGTTTGTTGCCTACGCGGACACATGTGAGAACCTTGAGCTGAATAATATGAACACATGTAATTAAATCATCTAAATAATTACACCCACTACGTTCAACGATGCGCTTACGTTCCTCTTCGATGATGTTGGCATTCCACTTAGGGACGCGTGAGATTAGATTTTGGAAAGTCATTAAATACTTACCAACTTCGTCATTATCGATACATAACTTCCACGACTCGTTGAAGATG